CGAGGTCGCGGATATAAGCCTCCATCGGCTGCCCCCGAAACTCGTTTGACCACTCAAACACGCCCGGGCGTAGCAGCTTCCGGCGGAAATACTTGCCGTCCGTGAATTTGATCGGGTGAATTTCAAACCATCCGGTACGTCGCGGGACGTTCGTGTAAGCGTTGTTCATCCCCCACATCTCCCACGACGGATCGTTGTGGGGTGCAAGGTGCTTCGTGTCGCTACATCCCACGATGGCGATCTTTTTTTCCGTAGGGGGGGCGGGAGCCGCCGCCTGCGTAACAACGACGGCCCCCGTTTCTGCCTGCTTTCCTTCCTTCTTTGCCATACCTGTTCTCCCCTTTCTTTCCCCTGTTGGTTGTTCAGTTACGGAGCCACGACGCGGTTGATATTCGTGGACTGGTAGCCGGTGACGCAGATCACGACAGACTCCACCGCGAACGTCCCGGTGCTCTTGTAGCGGACACCGAAATGCGTATAGGAGGAGTTGGTTGCCAGAACCTGGGACGGGTTAAACTCGATGACGCCGGTTTTTTTGATGCCTTCGACGTACACGCAACCCGTGGACCCGGACGCACCCGCGCAGGCGATGTCGATGCCGTGCGCTTCGCCGGGACCGCTTGCCTTGCGCCGGATTCGAAGCGATGCCTCTTCTGCCGAAGACGAAGTCGTCACCGCGTAGGTTTCGAGGTGGGTACAATGCACCGCGATTGCGGACGCCAGGTCTTCGATGGTGACGCTGTTCGCGCTCGCGCCGATCTGCTTATCCGCAACCGTCGCGTCCTCTTTGATCAGGAACGTCACGCCATCGAGGATGATGGTCCGGTTTGCCGATTTCTGTGCCGTCGCGCCTGCGCCTGCCACGACACGGACGGTATCCCATTCGTGCCATTCAAGGGCGGTTGCCTCGCCGAGTCCAATTCCCGCACCCGTCAGGGCGGTGAAGGAACTCACCCCCTGGCCCGCCGTCCCGCACACAACCGTGAACGACGCGGGGGCCGCTCCCAAAGCCTTCGCGGTTGCAAGGTCGGAAAGAATCCCGACCTGAACCGTAACCTTTGAAACATCCCGCAGGGCGATAGGCTCGGAATCGGCGGAAGACACCGCCGCTCCGATAATCGCCGCCGTGATTTTTGCGCTCTCTCCAAGGTATTTGCTCATTTCGTTACCTCCTTATTCCAGCACGATGAACGGGCTGACGGTGTTGGACGTGGACCCTTCAAGCGGCAGCGCCGCCGAAAGCCAGGGCTTGCCATCGACGTTCCAAAACGCCTTGATGACGGTCTTGTTGCTGGTGAAATAGACGTGCTGCGATGCCTCGATGAACGGACCCGACCCGTCTTTGATCAGGTAGTACGACGCATCACACAGAACGAGGTCGCCCTTGGACCCGAGAGCCGGGGAGCGATCCGCGAAATACAGCGGATAACCGAACAGGGTCGCCGGTACGCCGTCCGCTGCCGAGGGTGCGAAGATCAGGTTGGAACCGCCATCGGCCAGGGCCAGAAGCTGCGGAAGGGTCGTCTGACTGGCAATCCAGAACAGGGAACCGCCGAACTTCATCCGGGCGTACATGCTGCGGAGGTCCGCAATGGCGATCTGGGAGGCCGTGGTGCGTGACACGGTAATCGAACACGGCGCGGAGATGATCCCGAGGGGTCCGCCTTCCCCGTCACCGCGCAGGATCTGATAATCCTCCCACCCGATGATGGCCTTGCGGAGCTGCGTCCCGATCAGGCCGGACGCCGCCTGCCAGTTGCGGAGGAGCTTGTCTGACGTGACGATGTAAGCAGCGACTTCCCCCGGTTCCAGGGAGACTTCCTTCAGCCGGAGATCCGTTTCGTTCTTGGTCCCGCCTTCGTTGACCTTGGCAACCACAACGCCGCCATAGACGTTTTTCGCTGCCGTCTGATCAAGGGCGGGCATGGTAATGCGGGCGTCCGGGGGATCGCCCGCGGGGATGACGGTACAGCGGGGCCGGAAAATGGCTTCCTGCGGCTGCACCTGAAGGAGCTCGGGCCGGAACTGCTCGGGGATGGCAAAACCACCCTCGACGCCCTGATCCATGCTCTGCTCGCGGTATTCCACATGGCCCAGACGCGGGTCATCCCGGTTGAACCGCACGGAGCAAATGAACTCTCCGAGGTTACGGAACTCGCTCGGGGTGCTGGTCGTGCGCTTGAAGCTCACGCGGTAGGGTTTATCCCCGCCCGCTGCGTTCTTCGCTTCGCGTTCTTCCAGTTTTTCAAGCCGCTCAATGTCGCGCTGAAGCTGGTCCGCCTCAGTCTCCATCGCGGCGTACTGCGCCGTTTCCTCATCCGTCAGGTCACGCTTTTCCCCGTCGGCAAGGTCGAGCATGGCCCGCATTTTGTCGATTGCTTCCTGGGCTCGCGCCTTCAATTCCTTGATTTTGTCCATCGTTTCCTCCTTAAATTCTGCGGAGATCAAACTCTCTCTTAAGCAAGTTGAGCCTCATTCCGGCGGGGACGGACCCGCGCCGCTCCTGTGATGCAGCCCATTGTGACCGTGAGTGGACGCTCACATCGGTCTGCTTGTAAAAGGGGAAGGTGACGGGGCTGACGTCCCATAGCCGCACTTCCCGGAGTGTGTACAAATCCAGGTCGCCGCCTTCGCCTTTCGTTCTTTCTTCGTCGATGATTTCAAAACCGAAGCTCATCTGGCTGATGTCGCCCCGGCTGATGGAGGTCATGAGGTCGCGGGCAAACTGCGTGTCGGGCGGGTCGATCTGGACAAACAGACCCTTTTCATCCTCACGCATGACAAGCGTGCCTGCGGTGTTGCGGCCCAGAACATAGTCCGGGGAATGATTGAACAGGGCGCGAACGTCGTCGTTGACGATGGACTTTTCAAACGCCCCCTTTGCGATGCGCTCGCGGAAATAACCGCCATCGCCTATGACGTCGAAAACGGCGGCATGGCCCACGATCCGGGGCTTCTCTGAGTCGTCGCGGTTGACCGCCATCGACGTGACGTTAAACGTCCGGTATTCCATTTGCTTGTCAGGCATCTTCGTCGTCTCCTTGCTGTGGAGTGGGTATTGCGGGCTTTGCGGGGGGGTCCTGGCCGGCGGGGATCATGTTCAGGGGTACGAGATATTCCTCGCCCTTGCCGTCCGGGAGGGGGTTCATGTTTTCGAGGGACCGGATCTCATCGACGCTCATCCATCCCCATTGACGGGCGACGGAGTACGCTTGATACCGGGTCGCAAGGTCGCCCCGGAGCAGTCCGGCGAGGTTGAACTCCGCGAAGTATTTTCCTTGGTCGCGCTTGGCGATCAGGTTGCGGTTGATCGATTTCTCGATCCGGACGCACCAGGGGCGGACGGTGAATGTCGCAAACGACAAGAACAACTGTTCCGCGCTCGCGTATGTCATCGTATTCGTGGGATGCCCGATCATGATGGGCGGGACGCGGAAGATGCGGGCGATTTCCTCTACGCCGAACTGCCGGGATTCGAGGAATTGCGAATCTTCATTGCTCATCCCGATCCGCGACAGGTCGCCGCCGTCTTCCAGAACGATGGACTTGAATTTGTTTTCAAGTTTTCCGTACTCGGCCAGGGATTCTTTCAGGAATGTCTTTGCGTTCTCGGATAGCTTGACGCCGGCGGGGAATTTCAGGGCCATGCCGACAGAGGCGTTATTCGCAAAAAACCGCCCGCCGTACTGATCCGCCGCCATAGACAGGCCGATGGATTCCCGCGCCACCTGAATAGGAGACACGCCCCGGTAGCCTTCGGGCATATCGCCGTTATAGGTGCATGAAATCGGGAGGTGCTTGACGTGCCATATCTGTTCGCGGGGGATGGGCTCCTGCTTGCCGTCCTCGTAGCGATAGACATAGACGGGCAGGCCATTGGCAACGGCGACGTCCATCCGGGCGGGATTCAGCGGGAGCATTTCCTCGATCTGATCGCGGGAGTTACGCACGATGCGGGCGTAGGATTCCCCCCTCAGGCACAGGTGCGCCATCTGGGATTCGCGGAAATCGAACGACGTCATGAAGGCGTTGGGCGCGTCGTGCAGGATCGGATATAGGGGATAACCTGTGGCGGGCTTTTTGCCGTCAGAACCGACGCGCTCGTAAATCGTCAGGGGGAGCGATGCGATGGTTTCCGCAAGCACCTTGACGCAGGCATACACCGCCGCGACCTTCAGGGATGAATCCGCCGTGACGGATACACCGGAAGATGCGGGTTGCTGGACAAACCGGGATAGCCAATGATTCGGGTCGGAGAGCCCCCGAAGTAGGACGTTATCTTTGAACTGACGGATTCGGTGTGTAATGGACATTCTTCCCCCCTGTGAGAAACATTGTGGGGAAGAACGAAAGAATTATCCCGGACGTGAGGGCACCAAACGGCACCAACGTAAAAGAATTTAACTGGCGGGGTCTTTTGAGATGATGGAAATGATCACCGGGCGCTGAAAGCGGAGGGTTTTATCCCCCACCTTCAGGCCCGGCAGCTTGCCTTCATTGTGCCATGAGTAGATGGTTTTGACGGAAACCTGAAAGATCGCCGCCACCTCATCGGGCCGGAATAGCGACTTGTGCGGGATGTCCCTGTTTGCCGTGCTTGACATTCATCACCTCGTAAAAACGATGTTCTCCGCGTCGATCCCTTCACGTTCCCGGCGTTCACGGCTGTGCGGCGACATGGTGTTGAAACGGTTGTCAGTCGTGAACCCGGCCCCGGTCATGATGTCCATGATTGGCCCCTTGCTTGTCTTCGATACTTCGATCAGGGCGGATTTGACATAGGGGAGCGTCAGTTGCATCCCCCGGACCACCTCCAATTCCTGCCCGTCGATGTCAATCTTGACGTGAAGATTATCCATAACGAGCGCCTTTGAGATAGTGTCGAGCGTGCTGATAATGGTGTACCGTCCCCGCTTGCCGACCTGTCCACCGGACGCCCCGGCCCCGGTCTTGTCGGAACCAAACTCCACGAATCCGTCAAAAGACCCGATGGCCCACCAAAAGCAGGCGATATGCATAAACCGGTTCAAGAGGCGGTTGTATTGAAGCGCCTCCATGTTTTCTTTCATCGGCTCAAAGGCATAAACCCACATTTCGGGATAGAGGGAATTTGCGAATAGCGAGTACACGCCGATGTTCGCCCCGATGTCCACAAATTCATCCGTGGGCGCAAAAGACCCGATCCATGCGAGACACTCTGGCTCTTTATCCCAGAATGTCTCGGCCCGGTACTTTTCCATCGGCGTTTCGGTTCGCATCTTGAAGGGCAACATCATCGCCTCACCCCCTCCAATCCCCAACAGGCTATCGAAACATAGACCGGCCCCGTCGATTCATTAACGGCCCACTCCATGACCGCCCGCAATTCGTCAGGCGTCCTCGGTTGCATGACGGTCATCCCTGGCATGGTTTTCATCAGGGCCACATCTTCAAGGCATTCGTGGGATGTTCCCGGCCCTGTCGGAAGAATGCCCGCCAGATGGCCCACGAATACGATATGACGGCGTTCAAGGCAGGCATTGTAAATCTGTTCGTTCGCCCGACGACACAGGAAGGCGGCGAAACTGTGGACAATCGGGATAAAGCCCCCGGCAGATAGGCCCGTCGCCATACTCACCATGTCCTGCTCCGCAATCCCGCATTGGATAAATCGGGCGGGATACCTCGCTTTGAAGGCAGTTAGGCCACAATCGGGTTCAAGGTCGGCGTCCATGACGACCACTTTTTCATTCGCGCCGAGGCTTTCAACGATTGCTGAATATGCCTTTAAGAGCGTGTTGACCGGGAAGGCACGTGGATACACTTCCCGCTCTACCTCACAGACGGCGAATTGCGGGGAGCGGTTGCATATCTCCTGCACGGCCCGGTCATATTCCAGTTCCGACAGCGCCCCGGCGTGATAGCGGTTATCGCCCTCCATGAAGGAAATGCCGGAGCCCTTGGTGGTG